GTCTGGGCGGAAACGGATCTGAACAATAAAAGGAGGGGGGCTATATGAATTCTTTGTTCGCTTTTACTTTTACGAACTGAATCTTTCTTTTATTTTTCTTTTTCCCTCCACCCTTTTCAGGATGTTCTTTGTTGTGACATGCATTACATAAACTAATTAAGTTTTCTAATGTTAATGCAAGTTCAGGATATTCACTTCTTTCTTTGATATGATGGACCATATCAGCAGGCACTGGTATCAATGGATCATGCTTCATACACTCTTGGCAACGGTAGCTATCTCGTATCAACGCTAGCTCTCTACACCTTCGCCACGCTGTGCTATCATAGAACTTCTTCGCTTCTTTATCCCGTTTGTATTTATCGTAGAACTTTCGTTGTTGCTTGGTGTTATATTCATTCACTATCCTTTACCTCAATCGTACCTGTATCAATCCGCTTCTCTCGGCGTTGAATATCAAGGCATTTCTCACAGTAGAAAGTAGCCGATACATCTATAACATAACGATTATCATCCAAGCAGAAAGAAGTAGTCTCGCTATCTAGTACTTGGTACTTATGCTCACACATCTACCTCACCTCATTTAAAAGAATATTCCGATTATATATTTACAAATAAATACAAGTTGTATTTAAAAGAATATTCCGATTATATATTTACAAATAAATACAAGTTGTTATAATGAAATTAACATTGCCATCTGGAAAAGTGATTCGCCCCCATGCGAGTTGCTTTTCCTTTTTTTATGGCTATTGTTTTAAGAATTCATCTATTGTTTTATCGAGCAAACTAACCATTGCTTCTCTTCTTTGCTTTGGTGTTGTGTTATCTTCCATCTCATTAAAGATAGGAAGCACACTTTCTAATTTTTGTTTATCGATACGCTCATTTACAAGATCTGTCCCTAACATCGAAATGAATGTGCTGATTATAACTGCTTGTTCTTGTTTAGTTAGTTTCATTTATCTCACTTCCTTTAATTACACGACCTTGAATTGAATCAGCTGTATGATTAACTGTAGACTTCGATAACAATTTACCTTCACAATAGAGTTCCACTGTATCACTTCTATTTGTAAACTTATCCATAACCTTTTCCAACTTCTCCAACGCATCTGCACATTCGTTAGCAGCTTCAGTTACTTCTTTAATTCCTTCTAACGCCTCAGTTGTATCTACACCTACTTCAACCATTAATTTGTTATTGACCGTTCTAAAACACGCATCTGTTTCAATAGGTTCCAAGTCCATTAATATTCTTGCTTCATTGATACTTAACTTTCCTTCTTCTATTTTCTTTTGAATAAGTTCAGCTTTATTCATCAACTTTCACCACTTTCTTTCTAATTAATTCAGATTGTTTAACCACTTATTGAACATGAGTTATATCAGCTTTCGTTGCTAACGCTTCTTCTAACATATCGACCTTTCTATTCACTGCTTCTACCTTCGTTAAAACACACTCTAACGTTTGGATTAAACCTTCTTTATCTCTTTGTAAATCGTCAACTCTTTTTTCTAAATCAGCAATTATTTTTGTTATAGATTCCATCCCTCATCCTCCTCCAAAATAAAAAGCACCCGAATGGATGCTTTTCTCTCAATTATTCATTTGTATTTTAATTGTGGTACGTGAAGTTTTATTCTTCTTTGAGCTAACAACCACGACAGACACCATCGGAAAACTTATCAGGTTCTCCTAATTCTGTCTACCTAGGATGTTGTTAGCTCAAAGAAGAGCAAAAGCCCTTCTTCGCTTGAATAACATAAATTGCAGTTGAATATGAAATCAATAAACAACTATTCATCCAATCTGCAACCATCGCCACCGGTCATGACGATCCATTTTCATTATCAGGAATTCTGTGAGAAATGTTTTCCGCCACTTCTCACAATACAAATATATCATGTTAAAAACCAAAACGTGTCCGTAAATAGTTCGCAAATAGTTCGCGTTTTTATTTATGCGTTTTTCCGCACCGTTTTTCAGCCCCTTTTTGCATAGTTTTGAACAAATATGTTTTTTAATCCTTAGAAATGAATTCACTATAAACCATAGAGTGTTGAATTGACCTATTCCGTTTTTTCCTAGAGTAACAAGGCTTTGCTTTAATTCTTCAAAATGAATTTGACACTTTTCTTTTGTAGCTAATTCAAAAAAGACCTAAAAAAATATAGGTCTCTAGATTTTAAATTTCTTTTGATAATCATTTAGCGTATCTTGTTCTATCCCAATGTACCTTAGCGTTTCTTTTTGATCAGTATGGTTGAGCATTTGTTGTAACACTGCCACATCTTTAAACTGCTTATAGTGATGGTATCCATATGTTTTTCGGAGAGAATGCGTCCCAATACGTTCTAAGCCAAACTCTTTTGCTGCTTGGTTCAATATGATGTAGGCCATGGATCGAGTAATTGGTTTATTCTTACCATTCCTACTCTTAATAAGAAACTCATTTTTCGGTCGCCCTTTCGCATACTCACGTATTGCCTTCTTTAATTCTGGAGGCATCTTCACTTCCTTTACCTTCTTTGTCTTCTTTTCACGAATAAAGATACTCCAACCCTCCACATCACGAATGCGAAGACGTAATATATCCGATATGCGTAATCCTGTATTAATACCAAGAAGGAACAGAATGTAGTTTCTTTCATTCTGCTCCTTGAAAAACTCCTTCATTTCCTGGATTGCTTCCCTATCTCTAATGGGCTGAACAAGATTCATACATTCTTCACCTCCTCCTTACGTTTTGCTTTCTTCTTGTATACTTCCACTTTTAAATTAAACGCTAAACGTAGTAACGCTGAACCTTTTAACTTATAATACTTTGTCTTTCCTACACCTAATTCAAGCCAAATATTTAAATCTGATTCAATTTCTTCTTCCATATAGCTTTTAAAAATAATATATCTTTCATCAGGTTTTAACGTATTCACAGCTTGATGTACCCAATCCATGTATTCTTTTCTTTGTTGCTCTAGTTCAATTCTTTCAATAGCAATGTCTTCAGTAGAACTATGGAATTGATTTGTAAATGTCGGAGGAACCTCTGAAAACATTGTCGTTACTTTCGGCATTAGATTACTTGGCAATGTATTCAAATACTCACGATAATTCTCCAACACTTCTTCTACCGCTTTCTTTGTTTTCTTTGTATCAACAACTGGCATATTAAAAAATAACTGTTCTCTCATTTTGAGTTCCTCCTTAAATAATTTTACTTTTGTCTTAAAGCTCCGCGTCTACGTTCATAACGCGGACCACGAATCCCCATTAAATCTTCAATGTCACGAGTACTTAATTTTTCTTTTCTTTTTTTCTGGTTTTTCTTCTTTCCTTGCTTGGATTGCTTTTTCCATTCACGTAATTGATCTCTTAGTGCCTTCATTTCCCCATCTCCCTTTTCAAAATAAAAAGGACACCTATTCCTAAAACAGCCTTAATTGCCGCTTTAATGAATTGGTGTCCTCTAGTTTTCTAGCCGGACTATATTTATTTCGTCATACTTGTCTGCATGAAAAGGTTCCTCCATGCTTTATCTAATCTTTCTTTCTCATATTTTTGTATAGCCTTTGTACGACGAGAAATTGCTTTTTTCAATTTCTTCTTTTTTAAATTATTCAATCCTCTCACTCCTTCGTACGAAACAGTTTTACTGTCCATTTTTGGGTGTTTTCATTAATTTAATACCTTATTACATTCAAAAAATTGATTGAATATGCATTATGCCTATATAATTTCAAAAGGATTATTTTGTTAAAAACCCCGAAGATATTTTCTTGTCAGTAAACTTTTTCTGATAATTTCATTTGCTAGGAAAATAAGGATTATTAGTTTCATACGTCAAAATACTTATACATATTCATTACATACAAAATGTTAATTTTGTATGTTCCCTTATAAAATTAAACTTAAGAAAGGGTGATAATATAATGCTTAAGTTTTTTCTAACCTTAACTGCTAAAAACGATCAAACAATAACATGGAAGAAATACTATTATGAAATTGTTAAAGCTATGATCATTTATAAATGAATCGAATATATTTCCATGAGATTCAATCAAATTTTATTGAACAGATTTACAATCCTTACTGAATAAAACTCAATATTCCGTCAATACTATAGATGACATGGTAATCTTTCTCCATTACCTGAGCAGTTAGCTTTTGCTAGCTGCTCTTTATTTTTGAATACTAATCGTGATTTTGTACCATACTAACCATAAGCAGTTATCTTAGCAGTGATTTCTGCCCGGAATCTTTTGTCAAAACGGAGCGGTCAGTTTTTGCTAGCCGCTCTTTTATTTTTTTACAACGTCTTTTGGGCAAGCACGTAAAATGTATGGCAATTCTCCTGTTTTAGATAAACCAAAGTCCCCTAATCTCGATACCATTACCACGGTATATTCTTCTCCTTTATAGAGAACTTTTTCACCTTTTAAAATACCGTTATAACCAACTATCCTGTTGTATCCATACATTGTTACACCTTTTAATTTCTTATCAAGTTCAATCATTGCAATTGTCTTAATACCATCATTATTCTCTTCTGCTTCATGCCACTTTATATCTTCCAATCTTTATTCCTCCTTGAATAAAGCCCAAAATCTTGGCCATACTATAAATAACACTTAATGATTGAACTTCCTTCTTAACGTTTCTTTCGTAGAGCAGTTAGCCTTTGCTAGCTGCTCTTTTATATTCCTGTAATTCCTTCTCGAGTCTTTCAATATGTTCATCCCTTATTTGAACATCATCTTTTAAAAACTCAATTTCCTCTTTAAGTTTCATCCGTTCGTTAAACAATTGGCGATATTCGTGTATAGATGAATCACGACTTGCTCTAAGAAGCTCAATTTCTTTATTCCTCTGTTTAAGCTGCTTTACAGCATGATCGAAATCAGCTTTTAATAATTGATACTTTGTAGAGCCTTTCATCCTAGCACCTCATTTCTCTACAAAATGAAATTTCTATACTAATTACCTTCATCTCTCATAATCCAATTCAACCTCATTACTACCTGGTCCAAAATAGCTATTTGTTTATGGACGCCATCACGATATTCTTCACTATGAATTTTTGAAAATCCATTTCGGACCCGTTTTAAATTGGATGCTCTTCTTTCTAAATCAGTGATAAGCTGTTTAACTTCTTCAGATTTCAAACTGCACATCCTTTTCTACTCAAATAGCGTTTTTGTTCAAAATAATGCTCCTATCCATTTGGACACATTTACCAGTATTTTTACCAAAAAATTCATGATATGGTTATTTAGTCGAGTACGTCATTACTTGACAATTACCCTTAGGAACTCCGCAGACAAACGGGGTTTCTTTTATTTAAATAACGATTTTATTAATCCTTTTCCTTATCATCACTTTTTAACAAATTATTCTTTTTTGCCCAATCCTTTAGTTCGCCGTCCTTTAGATCCGATTCTTTAAATTTAAAACCGTTGTACCCTACATTTAATCGAAGTACCATTTTATCGATATCTAATTGTGTAATTTTTATTAGGATCACCTCACTCTCATATAAAATAAAGATTTTATTGTACAACTACACATACCTAAACAACATGCATACATTATGGTGTGTATTCATTCAATATAAGTTTTGGTAAGAGAGTTCTTTGGCAAGAGCTCTCTATTTTTAAAATAAGAATTTTGTTTAGTTTTTTATCAACTCTGGATTTTCATAGATATTGCCGATTATTTCAAAGTCAACACCGCAATCAAACAAATCGTCGTAACTGATTCCTTGTTTATTCGTGACATCATATCTTCCGCACTCTTCGTCAAAAAAGATTACTCCATGATTGTCGAATTCCTCGCAATCATATCCGCTTTCTGTTGACCATTCGTCTCCATCAAGATATCGAACAATATCTCCTTCATAAATTTCCTTATCGTTCTTGTCCTTTAATCCTGTATATTGCATGATTTCATAGTTATCAGTAACATTCATTCCATCGTGATATAACTGACCGATTGGCGATAGCTGCAAGTAATGGTATTGCTCCATTACCTCAGCTTTTTTATCCCATGTACGAAATTTAAATCTGCTCATCTCTCATTCCCCTTTTCTATTCAAATAACGATTTTGTTTAATTTCTAACTTTTATCACATTAGTTTTAAATGCTTCACCCTTACGGTTAAAAGATACAATATTCATACCATGATAATCTCTGTGCCACCGGAAAGTTGGATCTAATCTATTATTAAACTCTCCATCAAACTTTCGTATCGTTGAAATTTTGATATTCTTCATTCCCATAAAATTTTCTTCACCTATTTTTGTCATTTGTCTATTTCTTGTATGTCTCATCCGTTCCATTCCCCTCCATATCTTTTATCACTAAATGTAAATATTAAGTTGTAAATTTAATTTACTTAGTGCTATAATTCGAGAGATCGATAGTTACATTCACTGATCAACCTCATGTAATTTTAATAAAAGTTCTCAAGATTCAGCCCCTAGCAGCGCACCGTTAGGGGCTGAACTCTTTTAAATAAAGATGTTATTTAGTTTTTTCTAATGAATGTTTTGCCCACAGATACGCAGTCTCTGCATTTGTGATTGCCACTGACTTTTCTCTCCCATTCGTACAAGCAAGTCCGATTGTATACAAGAATTTTTCATAAGCTTCTTTTACCATTTTTTCTTTTTGTTGTTTGTTCATTTTTTATTCCCCTTTTCAAATAAGAATTTTGTATTATTTCTTTAATAGCTCTGGATTCTCATAAATATTACCCAGCACCTCTGCTGTAAAAGGTAGCGTATCCCTAAACGGAAAATAGTTTTTCAAATGATTACGTGGACTACTTATCAATTTTTCTTTCCATTGGTAGTCATGAAAAACAACTTCAGTAATAATGTCTTTTTCTTTTAAAATATCGCCTTCATAAACTTCTTTTCCGCTCTTATCTTTTAAGCCTGTGTATTGCATTAATTCACATTCATCACCTATCGCTCGACCAATACCACCTGAACCTTCTTCAGGTAACTCGTCTCGCCATGCCATAGGACGCCATTCATCCCATTTAGCGAAATTTTCACCTTGCGTTATTTCAATTTCAGTAGGTGTGAACATAAATTGTTTTTCTTTATCCCACGCTCGAAACTTAATTTCTCTCATTTCTCTTTCCCTCCAAAATAACTATTTTGTTAAGAAATCTTTTCTAATTCACGTTCGTCAAACCACGTACCAGGATGCTCTACAATGTTGTATTGCGCTGTGAAGAGCCTTACATCTACAGTTGGTTTCGCAAACCACCAATGATCTACTGTAACAATTTCACCAGTCTCTATAATCCGAACTTTTTCACCATCTTCAAAAAGGTGCTTTCTCTCTTCCATTTATGGCACTTCCTTTCAAATAACGCTTTGGTTATAATTCAGCCATTTCCCTAATATCACGGATACTTAACGGACTATGCTTAACTGGCGCTTGATTTTTCATTTCAAACCCTTCCATAACGTTCACAATACTTTTAGCAAAATTTCTTGGATTCATAGGATGGTCATATTGTTTACCTTCCAATTGTTCAATACGATTTTCATAATGCGCTTTTAACTCGTTCCACATTTTTTCATAATCCATTTTTATTCCTCACTTTCTATTCATCTTTACTTTTAATCTTCTTATATCCCGCTTCAGTTATGATTAAAGATTCACATCTATTACATCCAATATCTCCATATCTCAATTGAAACCAGTAATAGTCATCTTTACATTTACAACCCCGTTCTTTTGCTATTGCACGCATTTCTTTCTTCTTTTTAGTTGTCAAATTAAACCCTCCTTTCTTAACAAAATTCAAATTTGGTCTTTATCAAAAACTTCAATATCATGTAAAACCTGCGTAAAGATTACGTTGATCCAGCCTATCTACCCAATAAACGTTATATAATGAACTTGCAAATACCCGATTTGCACAATACTTACTTTCCATACGACTTATGCTTGAGTGCTAGGAGAAATCCTAGCCTTTTTTTATTTAGTACCTGTAGATCCAAAGCCCCCAACGCCACGTTCACTAACCGATAGTTCTTCCACTTCAACGAAATGAGCTGTTACCACTGGCGCTATGACGCCTTGAGCAATACGTGTTCCTTTTTCAATCACATGAGCTTGCATATTTAAACTTATTGGTCTTTCAGTGTTATCAACCAGCACCCCAACCTCTCCACGGTAGCCACTATCCACCGTTCCAAGTACCACTCTTAACTTTGTATTACGCGTCATACCGCTACGCGGGCGCACTTGCAACTCGTATCCTGGTGGAATCTCAAAAGATAATCCAGTTTGAACAACCTTCGTTTCGCCCGGCCATATAATTGTGTCCTCCGCTGCTACAAGATCAAAACCCGAATCCCCTGTCTTGGCATACTTAGGCAATTCCACATCTCTTACTCGCTTAATCTTTGTTCTTAATTTCATTCTCTTCAGTCTCCTTCGCTTCTGCTAATAATTGAGTTACTTCGTAAGTACCATGCTCTGTATATTTCATTGTTCTTCCTCCTTGTATTTAGATAAGATTGTTGTTAATGCAATCGCTGTTCCTTCGTTAGCAATCCATTGACCACGATAGTAACCAGATAAACCTAAATCTCCATTGTCATACGCTTTGTCTGATTCCTTTCTGCTTTCTGCTGCCGATTGTTGCAAATGGTTTATATACCCCTTAATCGCTTCCTTCACTCTCTCCATCTCCTTTTATTAGCTCCTTCAGTTCCTCGATCGATCCCTCGAATAGATCACGCCCGTCTGGAAGCTTGTATATACGATTATCGATTAATTTATTAATCAAAATGTTTTGCTTATCCATGTTGCCTCCTAAATAACTTGCTTATTCTTCCTTGTCCCTTGACTGCCTAATGGTTGTGTGGCTGCCATCTCGTAAGACCACCCTTCACGCAATCTATACCAAAACGCTCCTCTACTTACTCCATTACTTTCAGCTATATCCAACCAATTCCCATGGCTACTTTGTCTCACGTGATTTTCAATTATTTTTTCAAACCTTGTTTTGCCTATATCACGTAAGCTATGTTTATTTCCATACTCTTCAGCTTTCTTATAAATCCCTTTTAAAATCCTACTTATTTGTGTCTGCGTTACGCCTAACCTTTTGCCAATTGCTGCTTGTGTCATATTTTTAGCATGTAGTTCCCATACAAACTTCTCTTTACTACATAAGGTTGATAAGAACGCTGTGATTATCATTTTCTTAATAACATCATCGAGTGTCATTGATGTTTTTTTATCTATTAGCGTATTTTCTAGAGTGACTTTCTCCTTGTTTACCTCTTTATTTAATGGTGTTTGAAGTGAAATCGTTCTAGGATTAAATTCTTTTGCTGTCTTCACATCTCTCACGCTAACTTCTAGTAATTTAGCAATACTTTCCACTTCTTCATCATGAAGTTTCATTCTAGAAATCTTTCCTTTGATTTCATACACTTCGTTCGTAATCCTAATTTTTTGCGAGTCCCTAACAGCCTTTCTTATATATCCAAGTATTCTTGGAACAGCGAATGTCGTAAATTTAAACCCAAGTTCTGTTTTAAAATCTCTTCTCGCTGTGACCAACCCCAACATTCCAGACTGAATTAAATCATCCATATTTAAATTTGTTTCTTGTTCAATTGCTTTAGCGATATTGGAAAAATATTTGTTTACATAGTAATAAACTAGCCTGCTATACTTTTTCATAAAATCATCATCAGTCATCATTAGAACATCTTCTTGTTCAATCAAATCCTTTTGTTCATCCCCCACCGTTTTCTCCTCCTAATTTAATTTCATAACTCCTTTTTTCATGCTCCTAGGCCCATTGGACGTGATTTGATTTTATTTTTATCAGCTTGATCCATAATCAAGGCTGCTATTTCTAATTGATGTCGTCCTAACTCTTTAGCAATATCAATGAAAGTTTTTCCTTCCTCCCACATCTCTTGGAATCGGATTACTTCGCTTTCATCAAAAACTAAATCCAATTCCTCAAGTGCTACGTACAAGTTACGGCGTGATTTTTTCATATACTTCCGTTGTTGCGCTTTGATTGTATATTGTTCTAATTGCATTGCTGTTTTGACTCTAGCCATCAATTTCCCCTCCTAATCCAGCGCTAGAAATTCAGCTCTGGTACGTTTTGAATGATTTATCCTAATCTTCTGAATACCTTTCCCATGCTCTTGTATTGTTGCATTCCAAGCGTCGGTTTCAGTTTTAGCATCAAAACAATCCATCTTTTGCCGTTCCTCTTTATCGTAAAAATGCACTTCGTAGCTTGGATTCAAAAACTTTTCACTGGTACTTATTGCGTCATAGTTGAAACCACCCATAACATCATCAATAGTTAATTGCTTCATAATCGCATCCCCAGTTATTTTATTTTTTCTGTGATGGTAGTTGATACACGATCAACTTTCCCACCTTGCCAAGTGATTACTTGTTCCCCAAACCCTGTTACTGGAGGATTCAGTGGAGTAACCTCACCATTTTTAACCACATAAATTTTATTATCAGTAACATCGATTTCAACTTTCGTAGGCTTCATACAACTGAAACCCTCCTTTTTCTTGTTAGCTAACTTTTTGTTGATGCTTACGTTGTAAGTCTTGTTTCATTGACTCGAATTTTATTAACCACGCTTGCCAACGCTTATCATTTTCTACTTGTTGCTGAATTGCTACTTCACAATTACAGCCGTTCGTTTCAATTACACCCGGATAAGTTTCTTTACGAATAATCCCTGTATCATGACATAATGCGCACATCTTTATTTCCTCCTTTTATACTTCAATAAACCTTTGTAAACGTTGTTTCGCTATCTCTCTTCTATAACTAGCGGCTTCATTTTTTACAGTTAGACTTGTTTCAACCATTCGGTCATACGAACGTTTTCCAACTTGATTTTTCAGTTCTTTGGGTTCTAAATTACTCGTATACAAAGTAGGAAGTTCTTTTCTATACCGACCATCAATGATATTGAACAATTTTTCTTCTACCCATTCCGTAGTTTTTTCCGCTCCAATATCATCTAATATAAGTAAGTCGCATTCTAAAAGTGCTCTCATAATTTGTGTTTCATTTTCTTTGTTTTCGCTGTTAAACGTACTGCGAATGCGTTGTAATAATTCTGGAACGCTTTGAAATACGACAATGTATCCTTTTTTAGAAAGCTCATTTACAATCGCAGCTGCTAAATGGGTTTTACCATTACCAGGTTCTCCCCAAAGTAGTAACGATTCACCTTTCCACTCTTTAAACGTCTTCACGTATTTCACCGCAACTTTATAAGCTGTCTCTGATCCATTTCTATCTAGAAACGATTCAAATGTACTTTTGGAGAACCTTTCTCCTAAGTTACTAATGCTGAACAACTTTTCTATTTCTCTCTTCTTAGCAAAGTTTTGAGCTTCACGTATTTTTGCTTCTTCACGTTCTACAACACACTCACATGTAGGAAGTATTTTGTTTTTAATACGTAACTGTGGAACCTCTACAGTGATTGCGGCGATATATTTATTACAATGTTCGCATGTATATCCTTCCGTTTCTTCACTACAAGCCGATGTATTCACTATCCGAGTCATCACTCTTCCGATTGATTCCGACACGTTTTTTCACTCCTTTATTTCGTTGATATTCCGTTTCTAAAGCATCCACATCTTTTAAGGTCTTCACGTTATTGTTAACCCACTGTTTTAAAATTCCCTCAGCATAATTCCATTTCTTCTGCTGTTTCAAAGCACGCTCCATAGCTGCTTGTACCAGTTCTTCGCTTGTATCATTTACCCATTGTGAAATATTTTCGGCTATGAATGAATTTAAAGTACCGAAATTATTTTCGTAGAAAGAGAAGATACTACTACTACTTTGTATATAAGTACTTAGTTCTTTAGTATTTAGTTCTTTAGTATTTAGTAGCTTGGGATTTTCCACCGGTGGTTTTTCCACTGGTGGCTTTTCCTTTGGTGGGATCTCCACTGGTGGCTTTTCCACCACTGGGTCATTTTGTGGAACTTCATAGATGATTGTTTCCCACTTAATGATTTTGTTCTTATCATCTCTAACTGGAAATCTTTTAAGATACCCATATTCCTTTAATTCTTTCATTCCAGCTCTTAAGCTATCTAGCCCATCCTTTGCATGCCTAGATAATTCCTCTCTATAAAAAACCCAATCATCAGGAAGTGTAAGAATGTATGCTAAAATCCCTTTTGCTTTCCAACTTAACCTTTTATCTTTAAGGCCTGTATTATTTATTGTTGTGTAGTTCTTATCTTTATTAACTCGAAAAGTAGCCATTCATTTACCTCCTCGTACAAACCGCCACATATGCTTGTCCACTTTTGATAATCCGTTGAATTTCATAATGCGGATAACCAATCTTGAAATACTGTTCAATCATTTTCTTTAATTCATCTTTGCTTTTTGCCAAATCCCAAAACTTATTAGGTAATAGCACTTGATATTCAGTTAAACGCATGTACTATTTCCCTACTTTCCGTGATATACTTATAACAAGTGTTTTTTCAAAGGGACCCACTGCCATGGGTCTTTTTATTTTGCTTTACGTCACTCCAAGCCCATTGTTTTATTGGTTCATAAGTGATGTATCCTAACCCAACACTACATGCGATAAACATTGCGAATATAACTAACGATGTTGTATCTTCCACTAAATCACCTCCTTATTGTTCAGATATCCATTGCAACAAGAACTCTTTTACTTGTTGAGCTGGGAAATACCATTTACCACCTACTTTGTGTTTTGGAAACCTAGGGTCAAAAAAGAATGTTTTTTGGATGGTATTCCATCCCATACAAGTTCTTCTTTTTAACTCGTTAGCGTCCCAATACACTAACTCCGCATCAATTTCTTTAACTACTTCTTCGACTTTTGCTAGATACAGATTTCTTACTTCTTTTTCATCCACTTGAACACTAATCATTTTCATATCTCCTTTTCTATAAAATTTTAATTTTATTGGTTAAGAAATATAGTCATCTAATGCACTAGGTCTTTCTGGTGGATACCATCCTGCGATAAATCGCATAGCATTTTGATAATATTTTCTTGGTATTTTATCGTATTTAGCGACACCGAAATGTCTTTTTAATGCGCCGTAGATTCCCTGATACGATGCATTGTCATAACCTTCTTTTTTAAGTTCAAAAACACGTTGTTTTACTTTTCGTTGTACAGCTCCTTTGTGTTGCTCAGTAAGCCATAATTCGTTATCTACCAGAAGTTTTATTTTGTTCATTTCTTCATCCGTATGATCTTGTCGTGATTTTATTTGTTTGAGTTCAGTCATACTATAGATAATTGCATCTTCAACACTTTTCGGTTGTTGCTGTAACTTTTGAATATGTTCTTTCATTCGTTTAAACTCTTGTAAGAACTTAATTTTCATTTTCATTGCCTCTGGTGTTATGTAGCTCATTGCAACAATTGCAAATGCATCTTCTGTAAGATTGAATTTTGGATACCATTGTTTATTTTGGTGATGCTGATATTGGGTACGCTCAAAGTTGAGCTGCCCCCATTCCATTTCATTTGCTTCAATCAATTTTTCTATCTGGACCTCAACATCTCGGATTACATTTTTATGTTCTTTTCCAAACATTTGAGCCATTGTTAGACTGTCTGTGACCACTTGGCTTCCTTCAATAAAAACAAATTCACTTATTGGCTGCTGTAAAAGATGTAATTGATTCATTTTCTTCCCCTCTCTTGGTTCACATTTAGTGAACGTTTGATTAAAAAATAATAGTTAACTTTTCGTTAACCTTCTACTAGTTCACCTACCGAAACTCCATATAATTTAGATAGTAAACCTAGTCTATATAAGCTCGGTTGCCTCTTACCTGACTCAAGTTGTGAATAAGCAGACTTTGTTGAATATCCAAGATAATCACCTACATAAGCCTGACTATAACCACGATTCTTTCGTAACGCTTTGGCTTTTTCTATATTTAATTTCATGTTTATTCACCTTTGTTCGTTTCGTTAATTTGATAATATCACAATGTTCACTATTTGTGAACCTGTAAATTTAATTTTCTTTAAAAAACTTAAAAAAGGTTGTCTTTGAGTGAACTTTTCTGTTACATTTTAAATATATATTGAGTATATATTTAATGTACAAACGCAAAAGATAATGGTATATGTGAACGTTATAAAGGGGAGGAAACAAATGAACCACAAATTAATTAGTAAGAGGGTAAAAGAAATTAGGACTGAAATATTAAAAATGAGTCAGTCTGAATTCATTAATGCACTCGGACTAAAAAGTAAATCTGCGGTTTCAATGTGGGAGAACGAAGAAATAGATAAATGCCCATCAAATAGATACACCCCTTTTATTTGTTTTCCTGACCTTTTAAACAGCTTGTTATATCAAGGTTTTTATTAATGAGCTTTTCCAACTGTTTTCTATTCTTTTCTAAAAAGCGGGGCAAAGGTGGGGCATTACTACAAAAAGAGGGGCAAAAGAGCTGGACTTTCATTCAGCTCTTTTTTATTGGAATTCTAGTACAACATACACCTTTAGGTGAATGCGAAAACCTCTCTTTATAACAAATGACTATTATTTAATTGTAATAAGGAAAATTATACTTCCAATCTAACTTATTCAAATCTATATGAAGTTTAAATAACCGTTCAAATTCTTCCTCTCCATATTCCTCTACAGTTTCTTTCGGGTCTTCACTAACTTTTCTTTCTAGACATAGCGTCAGCATTTCAATTACTTCTTCTGCGCTCACATTATACTTACGCAAAATTTCATTTAATTCCTTTGTTGATTCAGTCATAATAAATCACTCCTTTTAAATTAATTTTTTCTTGATCCAACTTGAATAGAAATTTCTTTTTTAGGCTGTTTAGGCGTCGTTTGATTTAGGAAATCTTTAATTGAACTCGCTTGAAATATGCGGAAATTTGAACTGGAGACTTCATATTTTCTATCAGTAAGGATTAAAATTGAGGGGAATATTTTTTTGTTGGATGGCTGCCATGATTCTTCTTGCCACTTCATACTGTAAAAATACATTTCATACCGTTTTATTTTCTCTTGCATAACAGATTTACTATATATTGATTTTTGTACTTCTATAAAGAAAGGAGCTTTTCGCCAAATCGTAAATATGTCAGGTTCCATATATTCTTTTCCATACTTCGGTTCTACTTTAAAAATCTTAGGTTTCTCATTTTGGATCAATTGTTTATACGCATCTACTATGCCTAAGAAATGTGGTATTTTTTGACTTGTTTTTCTAATTGCGCTTGGTTGTGGAAAATACACATATGGCTGGAATGTAGTATTCACTTCCACATGTCCATCTCTACGTAATCTTTTTAATACCGTATTGCATGATGTTATTGGGTTTTTCAAATGGCTGAAGTGTAATTCCACAATGTCGTCCCGTGACATACAACGAAATTTAGTCAAATTCTTCAAAATAGCCATATCTCTATTCCTCATCATCTAACACCCCAAATAAAGGCTCCTCTTTCACTTCAGTACTTACTTCTATTTCTTTTGTCATTCTGAAAGGAGCCACTAATTTCTTTGCTTTTTCTAACTTTAACTCTGGAGCTTGCACTTTCTTTAGTCCTTTTAATTTGAAAATCATTTGCCCGGATTGCTCTAACAGTTCTGAACCTGGTGTACCTATAATTCCTGCATTTAACGATGAATCACACTGGAACCCCATTCTGACTGTCATATTCACTTTTAATTTCCCATCGATAACGGTTGCATCCGGCCGCTGCATCGATAACATTAAAAATACGCCTAATGATCGCCCGACAGCTGATATCTTTCTAATAATTTTCATACTATCGTTTTCATCTTCCAACATCGCAACCTCATCAATGCAAATTAAAATATACGGTAATTTTTCCTCTGTAGTCACTTTGTTGTATTCGTTAACGTGGTCTACTTCATATTTCTCCATACACTTACGTCTTTTGATAATTTCCATCCACAATTGGTTTAACATTACCTCCATTTCTACTTCTTCCATGCAAACTTTTTTAACGTGTTGCACTCTTCTTAAAAAGTGAAATTCTGAGTTCTTCAAATCACCTAAATACAGCTGTAATGATTCTGGTGGCAAATGTTGAATCAATGTAGATAAAATAACGCGTACCATACTACTTTTACCACTTCCTGTTTCTCCCGCTATTAATAAGTGTGGGCTATTCGAATCCGTCATATCATATACAATCCACTTTCCAAATTGGTCCTTTCCTACCACTACAGGGATGCTATGTCCTTTTAGATGTGGTAACCAATCTGAATAGTTATACAAGTACGGTTGTAAGCTATTATGTTTGAACGAGTGCAATACAAAGCGTTTTATATCTCCTTCAATCGCCAGTTCCCTCCCTAAGATTTGCTGAAAGCAAAACCATTTCTTCTCAATCGTTTGCGGATCTACCCCGTTTGGTAAAGTAAATGTATATCGGACAGAATCTTTTGTTTCTAGAACATGATGGATTTTCGGGAAAACAGGTAATTTACCTCCTCTTGTTTGGTGTTCATAGTAAATACCACTTTTTTTGAATACCTCAATTAAAAGATTCTTTATAGCTCTTTTATGAAACCATTCCTTCATCACATTCATACCCTCCCTTTAAAACATCCTTACAACTCGAATGAACACATATACAATAAAACCAATGCTACCTATCCGAAGTCCGTGATACAGTCCATCTGATACTAATTTACCTGCTGTAATCCGGTCATTTTGAACCAGATATCTTTCCAATAAAACAGCTCCAATCGTTAGTCCGCCAAGTATGCCAAGTGCTACATAAGTGTGTACAAGGGGTTGTGCCATATGGAAAAACGCTATTGGACTGATTGGCTCAATGCTTAATAATTTTGTTTGCTTCTGCTGCTTTTTAAATGATCCGTTCATAAAATCACGAAACGGTATGATTTCCTTTTTCCTAAACATAAGACCACTCCTTCACACGAACATTTTAAACATCAAACATACACACTCTAAAACCATCTGAGACGTGCGCTTTAATAGGTCAATTGCATCGAATGGAACATTCGTAATGAATACCGCTAACTCATCCGGTAACTTCCTTATTTCGGCTGCTGTGGTGTCTAAGGGTTTGGTTACATACCAACTCATCCACCTATATAAAAAATCCGTTGTTTCCGATGTACTCATTGCATTTTGATTTAGTGCATCCCATTGACAAACTATCTCATTAGCAGAACTTCCACACCATTCATTTATTTCTTGCATGTTTCTAAACTTAGGCTTCGGAATTTGATTCCACCCCTTTGTTAGATCTTGATTTAAATAAAACTTTATTTTATTTCCGATAACCTCGTATCCATTTTCCATTTCCCTCTCTCCTTTATAAACAAAATTAGAAAACCCGCTATTATTATGTTGCAGGAATCAAAACCGTGGTAATCGAACCTTGATAGGTACATCGGTAATTACTTTGGTAGACTCTATTTGCTTACCATGGTTTCTACTTTTGTAGCGAATTTCTATTTTATTGTGGCTACGCCTGTTCCCTTACCTTTGTAGCTGCTTTGGTATAGGTATATGTCACAACCTATTCAAACTTGTTTGTCCTACAATAAAAAAATCAAAAGTTTTTTCAAAAATTTGATTGAGCGCTTTAAAGGGGAGGAGTTTTATGGATTGTAAATTGAAAGTAATTTTAGCCGATAAAATGATTAAACAATCTGCATTAGCTAAGCGAGCCAACATAACAGATCAAACATTAAGTATGATTGTTAGAGGGAAAAGTGAGCCGACACTTCGAGTTGCTATGCGTATTGCAAAAGCACTTAACATGCGTGTAGAAGATATTTGGATCGAAGAAGAAAATGAAGACAAATAAAAAAAGCCGTCCAACAGGACGGCTCTTATTTTGTTAATCAAACTATTCTTTTGTATAGAAGTATTTAAGTCCTTTAGCATCTAACCACGCTGTAGCCTTGTCCAGCTCGTTACCTTGGCGATATGCTGTTTCAAATCTAACTAATCCTTGTTTATCTCCATATGAGATAATACGAGATTCATAACCTAGGGCATCCATCATTCCTAACATCTCAGGTACTAACGCTGTCCCAAATTCATACGTAACAACTTTATTAAATTTATTCACTATAATCTCCACCTTTCCTGTCTCTTGTGTTTTATTTGAATTTTTAATACTAGATGCTCTATTTGCACATTGATTTTTAAACCACTGAACACGTCCTTCATCTAACATTCGATGTGGACAGTACTTCCCATTTCTCTCTTGATGAGTCTTAACTTTACTAATCGGTATATCAAATTGAATCATTAATTGAGCAATCACTTCAACTGCATTCAATTCAGCTTTGCGATATCTTGCTCCGCCTGATTGTGAATAACAAATTTCAACCCCAATACTATGACGATTCCCTCTTCCATTAGTACCATCTCCAGCGTGCCATGCGTTTCTGTTAAAAGGAATTAACTGAATAGCTTCCTTATCATCCACAGCGATATGAAATGATGTTCCGGTGCTATTGTTAGCGACATTATTACGCTCATTTATAGCCGGTGCGTCATTGTACGTGTTATGAAATGTGATTTCTGTTGGATTCATTTCATACGGGCATAAGACGGAGTAACGACTTACAGGTACTAACATTTGTTTAATTTCCATTACTTTACATCTCCTTTTCTATTAGTATATTCAGAGCTTGTCTTATTGTTCTTACCACCTAAAATTTCAACTGCATTTGTTAATGCTGAAGGTAAGGGAATTCCCATACGACCAGCGTTTTCTAAAAGTGAAAGTAACTCATTACCCATGAAGAAGAAGATTGTAGCTTCACGAATTGCATTGTTACTTCCAAGTACTGTATCGAGCTGGGCGGCCGCGCCAACCAAAATAAAAAGCACCACCTTTTTGGCGATGCCTTTAAAACCAACTTTGCTTTTTAACTCTCCGTTATAACCTGCTGCAATCATGCCAGTTAAATAATCAATAACTGCCATCGTCACTAAGACTTTCAATGTTGCATCCCAGCCTCCCAAGAAATACCCACAGAAGCCACCAAACGTAGCTATAAATGTTTTCAATAATACATCAATACGATCCATCTTTTCCTCTCCTTTTTAAGCTGCAAAACAACTTGGGTCCATTCCAAATATCTCTGCAATATCTTCCTCACTTCTATCTTTTAAGTAAGATTCAGTTGTGGAAATATCAGAATGGTTAGCGAGTGATTTTAGTTTTTCAAGTGGTACTCCTTGTACTTTCAAATTATCTAATCTGCTATGGCGGAAACAGTGAGGATTCATTTTAAAATCCTTCCCCTCCTTTTCGTTCAGCATCTTAGCAAATATGCCACACCAATAATTAAATACACTCTTGTTCAATCTTCTTCTCTCACCATTCTTATAAACACGCACAAACAAATCTGGAATAGTATCCTTACCTCGCTGTTTTATATATAAACGAATGCATTTCTGCACCCGGTGATTGTAATATAATCTAAACTTCTTACCGCGTTTTCCTCGTACCACATTTGTATAATATTGTTCTGTTAACCCTTCTTTTTGAACCTGGTAAACCTCATTCTTTCTAGCTGCACTGTAATAAGAAAGCGCTAAATACGTCGCTAACATATATTTTTCTTGTTCAAGTAGTTCATCGATTAACCAATTAATCTGGTCCTCAGTAATAAATGTAATTTCTCTAATTGGATTCTTAGGTAAACCTCGTACCCTTGAACCTACATTGAATTCATAATTATAGTCATCATCATCTGCGCAAAATTCAAGTGCTGAACGTAAAGCACTCATCAATCCATTTACACGTGCATTAGACATTCCCATTTCTTGAAAAACAATAGATAAATTTCGAATGTCTTTACGTGTTAAATCAATAAGATTTTTATTTTCGAAGTGTTCATGTATTAGAAACAAAATAATTCGTAAATCCCAACCATATTGCTTTAAAGTGCTTGCCGCTTTCCCTTGTGCTTTCTTTTCGATTAGAAAATCTTTAACTAGGTTTTTGTTTACTTGGCTAACATGCTTTTCATAAATTGCTTGGTCTACTATTCGTTTCACACTGATCATCTCCTCAAAAATAAAAAGAAAAGCGAAGTCGCTCCTCTTGATCTATGAATTGAAATTAATCAAAGCCATATTTTGTGTAAAATAAAAAACCTACTAATTATTTTCAAGATAAAAATTAATAAAAAATATATTTTTTTCACATGGATATCACCCCAACGCAAATAACCGTACGCAAGTACGGCTTTTTTACATTTTTATTTTTCAAGACACCAAGGTGCACGATTTATCTATAGTTGATAAACCTCCATTACCCGCGCGTAATATATACGCAGAAACTTATTCATTCCTGCAACCTTAGCTTTTTTTGAAGCTTTTCCTTCTAGTTCCTTTCGCAAAACATATTGATATACAGCGCTATCTCTAGTAGGTTTTACCGTCTTTAAACTTTGGACAATTTCATAGAGAACCTTCCTCAAATATTTTGATCCTCTTTTCGTTATCTTTCGTTCCCTTGCTTCAAATTGGCCAGATTGATAGGGAGATACATCAATTCCTGCATATGCTACTAATGCTTTTGATGAACGAAAACGTCTAATATCTCCTATTTCTGCTAGGAGTCTCGGACCTGTGCGATCTCCCACACCAGACATTTCTCTTACTACACCATATTCAGGAATAGACTCTGCTATTGTTTTCATCTGTGTTAAAATAGATGTGGTTATTTCGATTTGCTCTCGAAGTGACTTAATTAGCAGTCTCATCATCATTTCTGCACATTCTGATGAAGGGACTGTTTGTACACCTTTTAGGGTTAATTCATATATTTGTACGGCTTTTTTCTCTGCTATCCTATGTCCCTTTTTAGTAGCCCATTTTACAAATAGATTACTAAACCTCTTTTGCCCCAACCTTGAGACATGATCTATGGTTGGATACTTCTCTAATACATCTAATAAAGTTCCTTCCATGTTGTTATGATAAATCTTTTTTATACCTGGAAAGCATTTATCTATCAACTGAGTTAACTGATTTTTTATTTTCACTTTGATCGCCATACTTTTATGGTATTCCCTCGCATAAAATCGAAGTTCTTGGTATTTTAACCCTTCCTCTTTATGCTCTCTAAGTTGATAATGATTGCCTAATAAGTATTCTGCCAGTTTGATCGCGTCTTGTTTATCTGTCTTTACTTGACGAAGCTTCGCATCGTTATATTTTTTTATAACTAATGCATTTACGACATATACTTTAAATCCACTTTCGCATAAAAGCTGTAATACAGGCTCATGGTAATAACCAGTAGCTTCCATGATCACCCTTACTTCTTCATCTTCTTGATAAAAAGTTAAAAGTTCAATGAATGCACTTATCTCACTCATTGTATGATTCAACGTAACAACTTTTCTTAGTAATTTTCTTTCTTCATTCATTATGGCTACTACACTTTTTTCTTTTGCTACATCTATTCCTACTGAAATCACCTTTCCCCGCTCCCCTATCTTTTTTTGACTGATAGCCCTTCACTACACCATCTATTCATTTTCGCCTGTTACTCGAGTGTTTGAACTCCACCTACTTAATCGAATTCTTGATAGTGAGTGATAGTTGACAGTTTTTTATTCCGAATGTTTCAATTCTAAGACCAGCCCGTCAACCAGTCGCTCTCATCATATATGAAAAAAGTATGACAAGCTATTCTTCGAATAACTCCTCATACTTATATAGTACGAAAGACCAGCTTATGGCTGCTCTGGTTTCTTATTTATTAATTGTTGTAATAACTCTTCTAAAGCTGTAATTCGCTTTTCTTACTGAGTCGTTTTTTATTTATCGTTCATTTATCTTTTGTTTTAGTATGCCAGTTCGTTATATTAGTTGACCACTTCCGTTACATCTTTCAAAACAATTACATAGGTTGCTCTTTGTAATACTTTATGTTTCGTTTCTAAGCCACCAAAAGCTTTTTCTATACACTTCCACTTCATTTCCTTACCGTCGAACACATCATATCCGGATAACATTTGAAATGCATAATTTACTACATCGCTCCCGAAATCCGGTGGCATTTTAAACCATCCTTTTACATTTGAATGTGTAGTATGTGGAATCGCTTGTTTTCCTAGTGTAGTTAACTCGGTTATTAAATCTTCCGGAAGTTTAAACAATGTAAGTTCAGAAACCATTAATGATTCATCATAATTTAATTGTTCTCGAACTCTATCAGCATTGATATTGATAATCATATGATTCTCCTCTAGTAAGATATCAGAACCATGATCGATTGTTAATTCATCAAATATCGGTTTAAAAAATTTAGCCATAATAATTCACTCTCTTTTCGTTTTATTTGTTTAATAATTGTTGCACTAATACCTTTAATTCATCAATTTCAGCTTTCATTGAAACTTTCTCAAGTTTTTCAGCTTCAAGTTGTTCTTTAAGAGTGTCAACTTCCTGCTTCAACATACCGTGGTCAAATTGAATATTTTTAACTTTAAAGTCAACTTCTTGTATTGCTTGAATAGAAATTGCAACCGAGCTATAAAGTTTTATAGCGTCTTTCTGTGGTGTGGTGAATACATCGTCAGAGTCCTCCGCAATCATACCGTAATTAATTGGAAGTGTAATAGACTCCCCTGACTCGAAGCGTTCAACATCTCTTATAAAGTGATACTGTTTGATGTTTACAGAGTTGATTTTATCTAAAGCAGAGAACGGAAGGTCTTCTATGTCCGTTTTAAGCGTACGAGAAGAATTGGGGATAAATTCTTGCGCCCACATACGCCCTGTAGCAGATATATTTTCTTTAGCTCGCAGCGTTCTTAATTCTATATCTTTCCACCCTTGCCCCATCATATCTTTAATCTGCAAGCCATTGTTATAACCTTGTACAAAACTTGATCTTATCATTGCATTACCCATGATTAAATCATGATCGATGGCGCCGTTTATGAAATGTATTTTATAGTCACTGCCTTTTCTTTTGAAAGTAAACTGCCCCGAGTTATTTGTAAAAATATGTGGTTCAGTTGTAGTTACAGAGAAGTAACCATATCCTGGAGCCCATCCTTCAGATTCAAAAATAATATCATTCAAGTTTTTAAAACGAAATTGTCCATCTGAATATACGCTCAGATGTCCACCGTCATTCTGCATTTGAATATAATTTGACCAAATATTATTCCCCTCAGCATTTTCCCCTTTAGATATTCCAAGTTTTGCCCATGCTTTAGAAGGTTGCTCAACACCTTCTATTCGGGGTATCGCTTGATACATATAGAATGACCCTGTACCTCTATATTTAGTATTGTCAGAACCCAGAACGATGGACGGTTGAATACTTCCATCTGTCGTCTCCATAAATCCCATATAACCGCGAGGTTTGTTTGCATCAAAAATCTTAAAGTTTTGCTGGTTTATTTCAACAAATCTACTTCCAGTAGTTCTAAGTGTTACTCCTTCTAAAACTTGCCCTTTGATATGGTCTGCTGTAATAAAACCTCTTAAGTTAATCCTGTTTGCATTCAAAGTAATGTTTTCTTTACTCATATTGAATGCTGCAATTACATCATTTTCTTTTACAGATATACTAACGCCCTTTTCAGTTAACTGAAGACGAGTTTCCATATCTCTTACATAAGAATCTTTTGCGAATTGTCCATTTGCTTGCTCTATTGTGTATACTTCTTTCTTTTTTGCTGCGGCATTGATACCCTCTTCATTGATAGTGAAACGGTTATCAATCATAGTCATCTTTTGGTTAAATTGTTCAGTTGCAAGCTTGTTAGCTAATTCATTTAATAAATCTTGTTTATTCTGATTAACCGTTTGCTTCAGCTCTGGAATCTTAAACCCAGCGACATAATCTTCTACTTGTTTAAGCTCAACTTTACCTTCAAGTGCTTTTGCAGTATTTTCCCATCCAGATTTTGCCTCTTGTAATTGTCTTCCTTGTTCTGTTTGCGTATTTTGTATTAAAGAGACATTTTGTTTAATGGTAGTTGCATCTTTTTCTACAGTAGCAACACGCTTATCAAATCCACTTTGATTGTTTTCCACTTTTGTAATTGTTTCTTTAATTCCATCCACGCTTTTTACAATTTCAGTTGTTTTCTGAGTGAACTCATCCGTTGTTACCTGTTCTTCAGGCGGCGCTGTCCAATCTTGCGGCTTATTCCCTTTATACAAGGCCACCCATTCCACAATAGATTTCGTAGTGCTACTCGGATAGTTATATAAGCTTAATTTTCGTTCATTCCCACTTGTAGCTGCAACTGCTTTGAAGGTTACATAAGTTATTCCATTCGCGTAAACACTTGTTGCATATCCAACATTGCTAGACCCACCATTCTGCCAAATTCCAAATTTCTGTCCTTGTGGGACACTCCCTTTAATTACAAAGGTATACTCTTCACCCGCAAAGAAATTTTCAGTTAGAGTATATTGATTGATTAGATAGTCTGTTTTTTCATATTTAACATTTGATTTTAATAAAATGTTACGTCCACCAGCTTTATCGCTATTAACCTTTGTTTCTACACTCGTCAACTTCTCACTGATTTTCCCAGCTTTTTCTTCTATTTCAGTAGTTGTTTTCTTTAGTTCACTTGTTGTTTGCTGTACATCAGATATCGTCTTTTTTGTGCCTTCTACGGTTTGCTCTACTGTATTTAATTTACTGCTTATTTCAGTATCTTTTTTCGTTAACGTTTCGATAGAAGTTTTAAATCCATTAGAATCCTGTTCAAACTGAGTTACTTTCTTGTCAATTTCACCCTGTTTATTTTCGATATTAGAAATTGTACGACCGACACCTTGGAAACCTTCCTGTACTTCATTGAATTGTCCTGTAGCTTGATTCTGTGCTTCTTGAACCTTTTGGTTTAACTCTATTTTTGTGGACTCAATATCTTTATTAACCTGATCTAATGTTTCTTTTTTTACAGATTCAACATCGGGTACAACCGATTCCCACGCTGTACCTGTCCATATTTTTAAAATGCCGGGCTTTCCATTACTAATATCACGCCAAAGTGTTTTAAAAGGTTTCAGTCCTGTTGTTGGCGGATTCTTGGATTCTATAATTTCAACGGTATTATTTTTAATATTCTCTTGCACTTTTTCAGCAAGTGCTTTCGCTGCTTCCGATTCTTTCTGTGCATTACTAGCTGTTTCATTAGCTTCTTTCACTAATTTGTCTAGCTGATCTATCATTTCTTGTTTATTGCCTAGTGAACTAAGAATACGATTGTAAATCTTTCTTAATTCTTCATTTTGATTAACAATCTCACGATAGTCACCAAACATGTATTTATCTTGTGTAGGATCGGTAAAAGATTCATCTCCAGCTATTACTCGCGCTTCAAGATATAATGCTGGTGTAAACCCTGTATCTTTAATTCGAATTATATCCCCTTCATCAATCAATTCATGAGCCAAACCAAACACCCTGCCAAGTGATCGCGCTTCAACTTCATAAGAAACAAATGTATTTACACGCTTTTCTAGTTCCAATTTCATAAGCGTCATAAGCCGTTGTGGAGTCATGTCTTCCTGATCTGTTTCAGGTGTATAGAAACCAAATTTATGTAGCCCATGTTCATTCCACCTTTGAAACGCATCTGCATCTACGATATACGGTAGACCTTTATTAATGCTTTCGATAGTGATTACTTTGTCTCCCTCACCCTTAACAAATCCAATTAAAGCTGTACAAATCTCTCGTGAATGTTCGATACGCCTTACGCCAACCAAATCTTTACCTAATTCTATTTCTTTTCCTGTTTCACGCCCACGTTTTTGGATCATATCTACATACCAACCAATAATTCGTGATCCTTTAACCTCAACACGATATTGGATTTCTAATTTAAACAACGATGAAATTTTCTTTAAGAAAGTAAGAGGATCAATAAACTCATCGATTGTCATTGTATGGAACCCTGCATATTCAGTAATACCACGTTTCCATTTCATCCCTACGAGTGCCAAGTCTATAAATTCGTTAACAGTTTTGCTCTCTATACGTTGCGGACTGATAAAACCCTCTTTTGCTATTTGGACCCAAGCTCCAGAAGCATGAACTGTAACAGAACCATCATTAGAATCTCTTTCAACCTCATTATTAATTACATATGGCACAATGCGTCCATCACGCACTTCTTTTAAAATCAAATTTTGCTGTTGTAATGTAATTGCTTCAGGTGTGCCATCAAAAACTTTAAATTCTAACATATCTACATTGTTTTTAAGTTCCCATTGACGTCTATCATCCCAATAATCTTTTGGTTGAATAGCGGATATAATTTGATCTGTTTTAAAGTCAACAACATGAAGAATTCCGCTTGGTGTTCTCATCTGTATCTCTCCCTGTAACTGACTGTTGCATTTACATCTGGTGGCATAATATCAATACGATTATCTCCACGAATGATCTTAGGAAACTCACTAAATATATCTTTAATATTGATAGCATCTTTTCCGTTAATTGTGACAAGACTTCTTTCTGTATCGATAATTACTTTATCTCCTGCATCGAAAATATACGATTTCGTATTAGACGGGACTTTGTTTATCTTCCAAATCTTTAAATCATCAATTGACATCACTGAAACCGGATCATTTATATCCCATGCCATGATCGCGATCATGACTTGAGCTACTTTACGATTTGTCATTGGATTTCCGCTCTCGTCAATCCATCTTTCTGCTAATGAAGCATCGTCAATCTCCGTTCCGTCTTTAAAACGTGCCACATAAACAGACCACTGATTGCCTCGTCTAGCGACTCTAAGCCTTCCGTAAAATTGGTTAAATGTATTAGGATGTGCCCCATTCGTATCTACTAATTTTCGTATACTGTTAGGTGTTCCGGCATTCCCAATACGCATGTATGCTTTTGTGATTTCAGCATCCCAATATAAATCGTTCATATTGATACGTGCAACAATATTACTCGCTTCATCTAAAAGAAGCACTTCTACACGTCCCATTTCGACAATGCTTTTCGATTTCAAACGTACCCATGCTTCCATTTCAAAGTCTTGTAATGGTCCTGACGGAATATTCTTTTTAGCCATAGCTCCGTGGAAGCCTTTTTCCTTTCCATAATCCTCACAATATAAAGCATAACCATCTCGTGCTTTAAAAGAGCCTGTCCCCTTCATATCGTCAAATTGACCTGTAACAGGTGTCCACCCTATCGGAGTAGCCATTTCATCCCACATGACTCTTTCCCGCTCTTGTACTGTTGTTTCTTCCACAGTAAGAGGGTAGCCAATTCTAAAATAATTACGATCATGCGGATACTCTCCAAACCATATATCTAAAAAGGTACTTGGTTTTTTTACAGTCATTTCAATTAATGCTGGAGCTTCTACGCTTCCTTTATTCGTGAAATAAGAAGTTGTTTCTGTAGACCACTCTTGAGTAAACTTGTGAGTATTTGTTTTGCCTAATTTATATGGCATTGGACAAATGAATTTTAAATTTCCTTGTCCAATTTCTACAAACTCATCAGCATCGAACTCTTCATCTACAACAGCTAAATAAGTTCTGTCAGGTTCTGTATCGAAAATAAGTTCTTTTGGTTGATCTGTAATTAACCAACTCGCTATATCTTCACTAAGTATTTTCATATCAACTCCAGATGGAGCAATAATACCAACAGGAACAGAAAACACACGCATTTCAGTCTGTGTATTTAATAATCTTGCTCCTGGATAACTCGGAACACTTAGGAAATTCCTTCTTAACGGTGCCCATATTGGTCTTTTCCATCCTCTTTCGATGTGAATATAACTCTTCCGTTCCCCATTAAATGAAAAAGAACTCATCATATCACTCCTTTTGTCAAAAAAAGAAACCCAAATCTAAAAGACTGAGTTTCTTTCTTGTGCTCTATTTTGATATTCAGTTATATATTGATGACTTACTCTTGCTATCTCCCGTCCTTCCAATACAACTGGAATCTCAATATATACAGGTTTTTGTTTTGTATATGGTTGTTTGTCTGGATTATCATTGTCAGGTCTATATTGAACAACATTAGGGTTGTCTGATAACACCTCTCTCCATCTAGAAAGGTTCCCAACATCATAAACAGAAAGCCCTTCAAACCTTTCCATTTGACGACCAATTTCTCTGACCATATCACGCATACTTTCAGGAATATGTGTAATCCAATCGTTTTGCCAATCTCCATCTACAAAAATAGCATTAAAATATTTAGTTAACGGATCATCTCCCTGAAAACTAAATATTTCTTCGGGTTTTAAAGAACGTATACTATTAACAGCTCCTGATACTGTATTTTGTAATGCATCCCTTACAACGGAATATTGTGTTTTAATTCCTTCTGCAATTCCATTTGCCATTTGAACCCCTGTAAATTGCATCTTGTTCGAAGTACTACCTAATGCTAACTCGTTCACTAAAGCTTTATTTGCCTTTGAGCCAAGTGTACGACTCTCTCGTTCAGCCATATAAGATCCCTTTTGAATACCTAGAGCAAACCCTTCACTAAAAGGTTTACCCCCTTGATCCCTAGTTAACTTTGACGGAGAGTTTACATTAAGTGTAGCTTTCAATGCTTCAAACGCACCTCGTGCTAAACTAGCGGCTACAGTTTGTACATTCCATTGACCATTGGAAATACCTTTAGCAAATCCACTTGAGAATGCTTCACCAGGACTCACCGAACTAACACTTTTCAGACCGGAATTTCCACTTTCCGCTACATTAGAACCACTTGATCTCGCTTGTCCTTTTGTACTTTCCATCCCTTGAGCAAACTGACTACCACCTTTTTGCCCTTGTGGAGTACCGTTGATTGTATTAAAACCAGCATGAGCCGACGTAACAGCCTCCAGAGCACTTCCTCTAATGTAGCCTTTTTGATTAACAATACCACTTCCAACACCTTGTCCACCTTGATTACCTGCTGGGTTTCCATTAATAGTGCTAAAAGCGTTATGAGCACTAGCAACTACTTGCAATGCGCTCCCTTTAATATAGCCATCTTGGCTTATTATCCCTTGCCCTAGTTCGCTACCACTCTTACTTCCGCCACCGCCATCAGTGGTACTACCCATAATTCCTTCCACAGCTTGTTTTTTTCCTGTCGCTGCATTCTCTGGAGCCATATTACCAGAAATTCCATTAGCCTGTGTTTGACTTATATCAAATCCGACCTGAGTTAGATCTAACTTAGCTCCATTTTCAACTAACAGTGCAATCGCCTTTGCTGCTAGCTCAGCATTAATAGAGCCATTTTGCATCCCTTGCACAAGCGTCTGCACATTAAATTGACCAGCTTCTCCAAGATCAACTTGAACATTACTTTTAATATCTAACCCCATAGTTTGTGCTACTTGTGGTAAAGATAAAGCTCCAATTTGCATCCCGTTAATTAAAGTTTGAATATTATTCTGACCTTCTTGAGTGGCATCTACTTTCACGCCATTTTTTACTTGCTGTTGGAAAAACTGAAATACAGTATCAAAAGATAAAGTACCTGTTTGAAGTCCTGTAATCCATGAATCCATTGTCATTTTCCCATAGATTCCTAAATCAATTGTGGTATTACCCTGCATATTTTTACTTAGGAATTCTCTCACTTCACCAGTATCTTTGGTTTTAATACCATCAATCCATTTTTGCATGGATTCAATACCACTTTGTGATAGGTCCACTTTATAAACTTCTTTCAGTTTATTAGCATTTGCTGTTGCTACAGCTGAAGAATCTAATTCTCCCTTTTGAAGCTTCTGTAAGAATGTATCAATTGTAAATTGCCCAGCGGGTCCTAAATCAATTTTCATTTTCCCATCAATTTCTTTTGCCATTGATTCAGCTAACAATCTAGATGACTCTGTACCCTTTTTTAATTCAGAAAGATACATTCCTATGCTTTCAATTTTAGATTTACCATATTGCAACTCATACTGAAGTAATTTATCTTGATAATCTTTTTCTGCCTTTTCTTGATCACTTCTAAATCTTTGCTCTAAATCAGCTGCTTTTTCTCGAAATCCATATGCAGCTTTAAAGCGTGCGCCCCAGCCTTTATCTTCTGCTTCAATCCTTTTGGCTTGTGACGCTAAAATCTCAGCATCTTCTTCCTTCATATGTTGTTGCAATACTTTAAATCCATCATTTCTAATAGATTGTAAATCATTCACATGCTTAGATTCATAAAGTGCAATAGCATCTAAAGTTGCTTTTCTTTCTTCCGGCTTAATTTCACCTAATTTAAACGCTTTTTCTACATTTTCACGCCAACCTTTAGTTTGCTTCTCTAAAGATTTAACACCGTCCTCATATACTTTTATGATGCTTTCAAACCGTTTTTTTCCAGCATCTAAAGATAACATTCCGCCAGCTTCAATCTCTTTCGAAATCGATGTGATTTCTTTTGCTTTTGTATAGAATTGTTGAACGTTTTTGTCAGCGACCTGTAATGCTTGTTCGAATTTTTGAGCGAAATCTTTTGGCATTTTCATGGTATCTCCTTGATACCTTTTAATACCCTCTTCCAAAATCTTTTCTGCTTGTGTAGCAACTTCAATCTCTTTATTAATGGATTCAATGACATTATTCTTAACTTGTTCTAAGGTTTGTTTGGCACTCTCAGGGACAGCTCCCATTAACTGACTAAACATCTTATTAAATTCACTTTTCTTTCCCTCTAACTCTTTAATGACTTCATTTGTCATTCTTTGAAAAGCTTTAATGGTTTCGTCAGCTGCTTTATTCGCCTCTTCACCTGTTTTAAGCTTTAAATCCATCATGTTATTGATAGCCTTATCTTTTAAATCCACATAGGCACCAGCTGCTTTACTCGTTGCGTCACTTACTCTTTGTCCAAACTTATCCATATCATTTTGTGCCTGTTTGGATTTTTCGTTCAGATCAACAATTGCTATACCTAGCGCTCCTACAGCAAGAACAGCTCCCGTAATTGCTAAAGCGACTGGATTTGCTAATAAAGCACCGATACCCATCGCTAAAAATCCTACAGCTGTTGTTACTCCTGCTATCCCAAAAGCTAATAACGAGCTTTTAGCAATCATTTGTTGTGTAGATTCATCTAAATTATTAAACCAATCCACTACACCTTGAACACCCTCTACAACGTCAACTAATATCGGTAACAAAGCATCTCCAAAGGACTTTTTAAGAGTGTCTACAGCACCGCTTAGCTGTTCAATTTTACCTTTAGTTGTATTCATCTTCGTCTCAGCAACTTCTAATGCTGTGACTTTCGACATTTCTCCATACATCTTATTAACGCCTTCTGCGCCCTCTTTATAAAGGATTGTTGCACCACGTACTGCATCAGAACCAAATAATGTTTCTAATGCCATACTTCTTTGTTGATCCGTTAAATCTTTCATAGATTCGTTTAATAATCCAGAAATTTTATCCAATCCTTGAATATGTCCTTGCTGATCATAGAATTTTGAAGATAAAAAAGCAGAACTGGTTGCTAATTCGCGGAATGTTGTATCACATTTATCATTCCATTTCGTAACGCCTTCTGTTTTCATTACATATTTTTCTAAAGCTACTTCTATATCCCCTACATTTCTGGAAGCTGGTTGAATACCGTTTTTAACCAAGAAATCAAAACCAGCTTGTGCATTGTACGTAATAAGACCCAAATCACGCATTTTGTTGTATGCTTCTTTTGTAGATGGGTTTAAGCGCATTAGCATGGTTTTTAAAGATGTACCTGCATCGGAACCCTTTAATCCGTTTTGCGCAAATACTGCCAAAGCTGTAGCTGTATCTTTGAATGTCAAACCAGCTCCTGCTGCTACTGCTGATGATGCCGATAAACCATATTTAAGCTCTCTTACATCAGTAGCTGATGCGTTTGCTGCTCCCGACAAAATATTGGCTGCATCTGCTACTGAAAGATGATCAGCTTTAAACGCATTTAAAGCTGTCGATGCAATTTCAGCTGCTTCTCCTAATTCTAGTTCTCCAGCTGTCGCTAAGTTTAAGGCACCTTCCAAACCACCATTAATAATCTCAGTGAGGCTTACCCCCGCTTTAATTAATTCCTCTATTCCTTGTCCTGCTTCCACAGAAGAGTATTTTGTTTTTTCCCCCATAGTGACTGCTAGGTCACCAATTTGTTTCATCTCTTCTCCAGTCGCACCAGAAACTGCTTGAATATCAGCCATTTTCTGTTCAAAGTTCATAGATTCTTTAACAGCCATCGCAAGCCCAGCACCAATAACGCCTGTCATGGCTGCAAAGGTAGTACCAACCTGTCCGCCTACATCTTGCATTTTATTCCCTGTATCACGCATCCGTTCTCCAGTACGGTGAAGGCGATTTTGTTGTTCAGCTAATTCACGATTTGTCTCTCTTATCTCATTTTGAATTCGTGCCTGAGCTGTTTCAGCACGATTCATAGCAATTGTATTGTTATCAATTTGTGTATTTAATCTTTGTAATGCCTGTCCATTCGCTGTATATTCAGCTTGCAATTGCTTTAATTCTTGTTTCAATTGTTTCGCTTCTTGCGAATTTTTCCCAAAGGTCTGAACTGCTTGATTATATTGTGTTTCAAGACGTTCCATTGATGCTGCCAATGTTAGATTTGAGGCTTGTAATTGCTCTTGTTTTTGTCTTGCTTGTTCAATTTTCTGGCGGTAATGTTCTACCTTTTGACCTTGTAATGTGAATTTTTCATTCAAATGAGTTAACTTGTTTTGTAACTGTTCAACAGAATTACCAAGCAATCTAGCTCTTTCACTTGTTAAATTGAACTCTGAATCTAGCAAACGTAAACCACGATTAATTCCTGCTACTCCATTTTCAAAACGTTGGGTATCAAGCGTAACTCGTGCGCCAATTTCCATATCTCCAGCCATTTATCTCACCTACCTTTACAACCAATCTGGTGCTTGATTTGCTGTTCGGACTACTTTTTTATCTTCTTGCTTTTTCTTATAAGCTAATGTTTTAAAGAAAAGCACTAAATCCATCTGATTAATATCTGCTTGGGATATTCCTGAATCTTGTAACATATTGTATATTCCTAACATCATTTCTGTTGGTTTGAACGGTTCTTTCTGTTCCTCTGTCTCTTTTTTTTTGCTGAATTTGTCTTTGAGTCAATAGCATTAATAACTGCCACAGCCTCAGCTATACGACCTACAATGGCTAAACAAATAGCATAAATAGTTGATGTTAAAAACCAAATGTGTACTCCCTCAAGAAATTCTTCCACCGTAAATCGATTTCCAAACACTTTGACAACAAAATGAGTAGCCTCTTTTAGCACATCAAAACGAACATTTTCAACATTTAATTTTTCTGTCCATTCAGCTGCTTCAAAACCATCCGTAGATGAAATATATGTTGGTAAGAAAAAAGTTTTTTTACCAGTGGGTAGATTTAAAACCAATTTAAATGATTCTGTCTTTTGATTTTCTTGCATGATTGAATCTCCCTTCATAAATAAAAGGCACAGCATTAAGCTGTACCTTTTTTTATAATTTTATTTGCTAAGTGACGGCGCTGTTTCTGTTGGTGGTGCTGGAACTGTTTTAAACCAGTTCGCTGCAACGGTTGCATCATATCCTGTTTCTTCTTCATCTAAACGATGTCTCCAATTTCCATCTGAACGTTGGATCGCTTTGCATTTAATTTTAGCTGATTGGAAAGTTGGTTTATCTTCAGCTGTCTTGTGCTCATCTTCAGGAATTTCAAATTTCGTTTTGTAGTAGCAATAAAAACGGTTTTTCCCATTGTCTTTTGGTAAACGATATAATAACGCTACATACGGAGCAACATCATTTACATTATCGATTACCTGACCTTTAATTAGTTTCTTTCCTAATAGTTCAGCGTAAGTAGATAATGAAATATCCGCTGTTTCTAATTCGATTTCTACACCACCAAAAGCACTTGCTGTTGCTAGTGGACCTCCTTCTGCATAGAACGTTACAGATTCATTTTTAGGTGAAGCTTTGCCACTTACTGCATCTCCAATTTTCTTAGGTGCTGCATACGTAAACTTACCATCTGGTGTTTCTGTCAAAATCGCATAATGTAAATCTCTAAAATCGACCGCAATTGCCATATTTGTTTTCCTCCTAAATTTTTAATTCTGTACGAAACCTCATACCATAATGATAGATTTTCGTATCTGGTTCATATAAATTTGCTGTTGTAATACGCTGAAATCCTATATTTTTCATACAGGTGTTTACCGCTTCTTTTAAATCCCCCTTCACGGGACTAAAGGACCAAATATCTACTTGAAATAAAATAATGCTGGTAGATTCCACACCCTCTGCGTATCTCCCAGCACCATTATCTAGCTCAGAATAAGTAATCCATGTTTTTCCGTTATCATCACCACGAACCATATTGTAGATATATTCTCCACCAATTTTCTCTACAATAAAAGAATTTGTAAGAGCACGTAACACATCTTTTTCTAAAAATCTCATACGATTTGCAATGCCGCTGCAAAGACATTTCGCATCTCATGAACTGCCTTTACTTCCGTGTGAGTTACTGTCTTTTCTATAAACCCTTTATGTGGTGGATGGGGCATTTTACTGGTTCCCCAATTTTGGAATTTCATATAAAAGTGTGGAGAATTATCATCTTTTTCCCACCCCACACTAATTGATTTGACTCCATTTCGAGTTTTTATTTTTCCGACAAGCACCTCATCCTTTGCATGTTTACCTGTTCTCCATGATTCTTTTGGTGAAGGTGGTTTCGGATGTGCACTTACTGGACTTTCTGCCTCTAAAGCATCCCTTACTACCCCAGCACCTTTCTTTAATGCTGAGTTTTCAATTGTTTTTACACTTCTTCCTAAAGCTTCAAAACGCTGAATTGCTTCTTGTATTCCAAAGGTCGTTACTTCTGCCATATAGATCGCTCCTCACACACCAAGCATGTTTCTTTATGTTGTTCATCAACATCTACAACAGCTTTTATTTCAAAGAGTCGATCATCATACAAGACTCGCATTTTCGAATCAATTCCCCTACGAAATCGCATAAAAAAATTCACTGTACGTACCGCATTCTCGGTATTTCCAGCGAATATTTCATAATTAAATCCCTTTCCAAATGGTGTTTTTGCTCTTGCCCAAACAGTGACAACATCTTTCCATTCAGATGGAATTGGATTCCCCTCTTCATCTTTTTTATTTGTAATTTCTTGTTGAATTGTTATTCGTTTATTTAATTTACTTGGATTCATGATTATCACCATTATTATAGTCCCTTAATTGCAATATAGTAGTTTCTAATGACTGTTTTAATGCAGGGACATTTAATGACTTATCTTGATTCTCGTAGTTTAATAAGACATGTGTAATTACTGCTATTTTGTAGAGTGCCTTTTCACTTTCAGGAACACCAGATCCTAATAAAGCTTCTTTTGCTCCATCAATTAGAAGCTGAATAACAGTATCCTCTTCATCCCCATCAATTTTTAATTTCCCTTTTATAAGCTCCAGCATACTATCACCTACGATCCTGAAGCATTTGTTTTTACTGATAATTCAGCACTTAAAGATGAAATTAACCCATTATTGGCTACAGCTTTTATTTGATAAGAATACGTTGTATCACCTGTCAAACCTGTATCTTTATATGTTGTTGTTACCGATGTTCCTACTTGTTTTCCGTTACGGATTATTTGATATTCTTTAATGCCCCCATCATAGACAACAGGAGACCAACTAATGTTGGCCGTTGTTACCGTAGTTGAATCAACTTTTAATCCTGTTGGTCCCTGGGGAGGATTAGGGTGTAGTCTGTACTTCTGCGATACGGAATGCTGATTTTAGCTTAATTTTATGATCAAACCAAGCTGTTAAAACAAACAGTTCAATACCTGTTTTCACATCTTTGTCACGATCATAAATCATCTTCGGATCGTAGTTGAAGTGCGAATATCGGAAGTCACCCACAACAGGATTTACTGCTGAATCACAGAACTTAACCGGTTTACCTAAAACCTGTTCTGGTTGAGCATTGTATAAAGTAGCGCTACCATTTGCAAGCATTTCAATTATATCTAGATAATCAGCGTAACGCATTTTAATAGTTGCATTTGCACGGAAATCCTCATGTAAATCTGCAATTGCTGACTTAATAGCTTTGTATAAATTAGCACCTTTAATAGTTTTAATACCAGCTTTATAGAATGACATGGATTCTTCTCCTGCTTTAGGAGTTGTTGTGAATGCTACTTTTTTCTCTTTTGCTGCTAAACCACTTTCTAGTGCTTGATCTACTGTTTGTACTAAGTTTGTATCAGTTGCTGCTAAAACAGTTTCTGAAATAGGGACAAAAATCTTGAATTTATTGCGCCCAAATATTACAACATCACCTTCAGCTTTTAATTCTTTCGCTGTTTCTGTATCAGCAATAAAATCGTCATCATCTAATGTAAATGTAACTTTGGGAATTTCAAGGTTAGTCACACTTGTAAATGTAGATACCTCTCTTAATGGATTTTTAACAAATGGCTCATGTAATAGTTCGTTCGTCATCGTACTTGGAAGAATCTTTTCTCCACCTGTGGAATTTTTATCACCAAGAGCCGCTCGCGCTTCTTGTGATAAGGTACCACCGCGAATTGTTGCCCGAACCAATTCTGCTTTCGCTGCAACTACCTTTTGTTTTGGATCTTCAATGGCTTGCAAACCAGTTTGACTTTGGAATTGTGCTTTTTGTTCAGCTTCCATCGTATCATGTTGTTCTTTAATTACATCGAAACGCATTTGTAGGTCTTTCTTAGATTGTTGTAACGCTTGAAGACTATCCATGGTTGCGGATGGATCAATTGCCTTCTGAGAAAGCTCATTCTCTACTTTTTGGAGCTGTTGACCAATAGTGGATAAATTTTGCTTTAATTCAAATAATGTATTTTTTGAAAAGTATTGAAAGTTACCAAGAGATAATCGAAATTTATTTTTCATTTTCATAAATGAATTCCTCCTAAAATTGTCTTTATATAGTCCGCATTAGCTTTCGCTTCTTCGGCAATTTTTTGTCTTTCTAACATTTCGTTGGATGGTATGTTAGCTTGTGCGTTTACTAATTGTTGTGGAACATTTTTGTATTCTTTCATCCATTTTTCATCTAGACATGCTGCCGCATTATTTGCTGAGATAATTTCATCACAAAGTCCATAATTCATTGCTTCCTCAGCTGATAACCATGTCTCTGCATCTAGTAATTGTTTTAATGTATCTTCATCTAACTTATCGCCAGCACGAGTTAAATAGTGTTGTACCATCGACTGGTTAATACGTTCAATGTCATCCGCTGCTTTACGTAACTGATTGGCATTTCCTGATGCGTATGTCCACGCATTATGAATCATCATCATTGAATTAGCATACATAATGATTTTGTCTGAAATCATTGGTAATACTGACGCGCACGAAGCGCCTATTCCATCAATATAAGAGATAACCTTTGCCTGATGTCTTTGTAACATTGCGATAATAGCCATCGTTTCAAAAACAGATCCACCTGGACTATTGATGTAAAGGTTAATCGTTTCAATATCATCACCTAATTCATCAAGTTCATTTTTGAACGTAATAGAAGATACTTCTCCATACTCTTCCCATGCATACTTTGTAATTTCTCCATAAATAAAAACATCGGCCGTTTTACCATTGGCAGATGCTTTCATTTGAAAAAACTTATTCTGTTTGTTCTTTGCCACCGTTTTTCACCCCCTTCCGTTGAGTTGGGTCCATATCAATCGGATATAAATCACCACTTACCCAAAGTTTTGAAGCATTACCACCCACAGGCGGTTCATCTTCTTTTTGACGAACATCATCTTGTGATAACCATCCACTCCTAATTGCAGCTTGATAATAAGCTGTTCTTGAAGCCGTATCACCTCTTAACAGCCCTCCAAGGTTAAATTTAAAGTAATGGCCTTCTTGCCGTTCTTTTTTATTAAGCAACTTACGGTTCATTTCTTGCTCATACTGGCGAACAATAGGAGTTAAAGTCATTTGAACAAACTGAATCATCAGCTGTTCATTACTGCTATAACTCTGTCCTTCCGTGTCATTTAAAAATGTAACCGGAACGTTAAAAACGTTAGCAACCCTTGAACGAGTAATCCGTTCTGATGCTAACGTATCTGAAGCGAAGTATTTCCGCTCCATTTCTTCTATATTCACACCTGGTTCCCTGAATAAAATACCACCATTCTCTTGATAGAATCGTCTAAAATCATCAATGATTTTTTGTCTCTTGTCATTATCTACCTGTGTTGCATAATCCAAAATAAAACTATCTTTCTTCTGCATTTCTGACAAACTAAATTCTTGTACTGCCTTATCATATTCAAGAGTATTTCTCAATACATCAATTGGACAAATACCTTTCCATCTTGAAATACCTGTGATGTGTTTAACATGAAACATGTTCATATTGTGGATATAATATGTACCTTCAATCCCACGTACCTCATACCACAAATTATTATCATCAGTGTTTAAAAAAGGCGTTACATAAGCGGATTCAATAGGGATTAATGATTCCACTTGAAATCGAATGTCACGGATAATAGCTGCATATCCATTTCCAGTCTCATTTCTTGAAACTTCAATTTTATTTATCCATTCAAATCCGGTCATGTTTGGATTCGGTTCATTAATCACAACATCAGACACTTGGTTAAAAACCGTGTCATAATCCTTGTAAAGCTTTAATGGCAAAGATGCTACTGTATTAGATAATCTGCTAATCACACTAAAAATCGTCTCATTTGTAGCTAACTTCGCATTATCAATACCCCAAAACTTCCTTCCAAACCATGAAGTGAAGTCATATCCAGCACCTTTCCATCCCAATGAAGCTCCTTTAATTGCCCCCTTAACACGATTAATCAGTTTCAATTTCTCACCGCCTTTCTATTTAAAAAGATCGTTAACTGATATAAATTCAATATTTCCATCACCTTGTAATTGAGATAACATAGGGATTACTTCTGTGTGAGCATTTAAAAACGCTGCAAAACCATCAATTTTTCGATATTTACTCTGTTTAGATGGTAAAAAGTTCCCGTTCCTGTCTTCCACAAGCTTTACATTGTTCATATACCAACGGAAAAGACGGTTTTTATTACTAATTATTTTTCCATCTAACAACAATTCTTTTACATCCTTTAATGCTGGGCTTAAAGTTAAATGACCTTGTCGAACTGGTTCAGTTTTAAATCCATATGCTTTCAAATCTTCATTTAAACGATAAGCATTGGCTGGATCATAAGTAATTTTCTTTATGAAATAGTGGTCAGATTGCTCAACAAACCAATCATACACATACTCATATTTCACATACTCACCAGGGATAATAGTGAGCCAACCTTTATCTTTAAACTCTTTAAAGCTAATATTTTCGTTATCACGATCAACTTTAGCCTGCGGAACCCAACTATGAGATAATACAAAAACATTTCCATCATCTAAAGGGAACTCTAAACAAGCACTTGTAAAATCTTCTGTTGCAGATAAATCATAACCTGCAACACATTCTTTACCAGCTAATCCCTTTATATCAATAACTCCTTCATTCCTTTTTAATATCTCAATACCAACAAAGGACATTTCATCATTATCAACAAAGATGTTAAATTGCTTTGTAATCCAGTCATTTTTTTCAGCATCCGTATGCTTGTCTGTATTCCAATCATCAATAAGCGATGGAAGGTCTAGCGAAACTCCCATATTAGGGTTTGCTTTAATCCATAGTTCAGGATTCTCAATTTCATCTACATTATCCATTTCAGCCATGAAATAAAACTTTCTATCTTGGTCGATAATCCCTTCCAAAACATCCGTTGCAATTTCATAGTATTGAACAAGCGGTCCTTCAAGCTGATACCCTGCTGTAGTGATATAAACAATCATTGGTTGTTTACGTGCACCACGTGATTTTTTAATAACATTGATTAACTTGAAATTCTTAAATTCATGTATTTCATCAAAAATACCAAGATGTGTATTTAGTCCGTCTAGCTTCTTACTGTCAGATGCGCGAGGTTCAATTTTAGAATGCGTTTTATCATGAAAAATGCCTTTCTGATTTTCACGTAAATGCTTCCGAAGAAGGGGGGATTTTTGAACCATTGCACGACTTTCATCAAACAATTCTCCAGCTTGTTGTTTTGTATTTGCCAAAACATAAACACGAGCACCTGGCTCATTATCTTTAGCAACAGCATAATTAGACAAACCAGAAATCATTGTCGTTTTCCCATTTTTACGCCCAATAAAAATAAGGCCCTCACGAAAGCGCCTATAACCAGTATCCTTATGAATCCATCCATATAAAGAACCTATAACAAAGTGTTGCCACGGTTGAAGAACTAACCTTTTATAGTCACCTTTTGATGGACGACAAAATTTTTCGATATATCGTATTGGTCTATGAGCCTTTTCTTCATCAAATATCCAAGGAAACTCCTCAGTCCCCTGTCTCTTTAAATCATTTAGATGACGCTGACAAGACAAGATGTTTTTCTTACTAGCTATTATGTTTCCTTTCACAACTTGTTCGGCATACCATGTTGTTCTTAGTTCAGGAGATGGATCGATCAAAATATTAAAATGCTGTATCTGTTCATTTCGCCAATTTTTATACCACTTAGCTATTTCAGATGGCTTAGAAGTTGTCGTAATCATCATCAGAATCTCCAGTTAACTCTTCCTGAAGCTTTTTCCGGCTTGCCCCAGTCAACCCTAGCTCCCCTAAATATTGACGAATCTGCTGTAAATACTTAGGTATCTCTGGAATTAAAGTATGCTTAGTTAGATTTGTAGCGCCTGCTTTATTTGTATACTCCATTGTCAGACCTTCTTTTTTAACATTGGCTGCCATTTCCCTAAACATTTGATAACTGAAGGCAATCGCTTCAACTACAATTGGATCATTGATATCAGCCTTACCTTCTCCTTCTAAAACAGACCAAATACGAATCCAAGTGTCTTTTCCTACCTTCTTTAAATGAGTAGGCGGTTTCCTTTCATTCAATCCTTTATCCACGACATCACCCCACTTACATTTTATGGATAAAAAGTATCGATCTAAAATTAAAAAGCTCTTATTTTTAGGGTTTACCCCCCTTTAGAAAAACCACTTGCGCTGCACACGAAGGTGGCAGCCGGTCTGGGCGGAAACGGATCTGAACAATAAAAGGAGGGGGGCTATATGAATTCTTTGTTCGCTTTTACTTTTACGAACTGAATCTTTCTTTTATTTTTCTTTTTCCCTCCACCCTTTTCAGGATGTTCTTTGTTGTGACATGCATTACATAAACTAATTAAGTTTTCTAATGTTAATGCAAGTTCAGGATATTCACTTCTTTCTTTGATATGATGGACCATATCAGCAGGCACTGGTATCAATGGATCATGCTTCATACACTCTTGGCAACGGTAGCTATCTCGTATCAACGCTAGCTCTCTACACCTTCGCCACGCTGTGCTATCATAGAACTTCTTCGCTTCTTTATCCCGTTTGTATTTATCGTAGAACTTTCGTTGTTGCTTGGTGTTATATTCATTCACTATCCTTTACCTCAATCGTACCTGTATCAATCCGCTTCTCTCGGCGTTGAATATCAAGGCATTTCTCACAGTAGAAAGTAGCCGATACATCTATAACATAACGATTATCATCCAAGCAGAAAGAAGTAGTCTCGCTATCTAGTACTTGGTACTTATGCTCACACATCTACCTCACCTCATTTAAAAGAATATTCCGATTATATATTTACAAATAAATACAAGTTGTTATAATGAAATTAACATTGCCATCTGGAAAAGTGATTCGCCCCCATGCGAGTTGCTTTTCCTTTTTTTATGGCTATTGTTTTAAGAATTCATCTATTGTTTTATCGAGCAAACTAACCATTGCTTCTCTTCTTTGCTTTGGTGTTGTGTTATCTTCCATCTCATTAAAGATAGGAAGCACACTTTCTAATTTTTGTTTATCGATACGCTCATTTACAAGATCTGTCCCTAACATCGAAATGAATGTGCTGATTATAACTGCTTGTTCTTGTTTAGTTAGTTTCATTTATTATCACCTCAGGTTAAAACCTTTCCTTAATTTCGATAAGCTCACTAACTTTTTGAGCTATCGTTTTACCATTTAAAACAACAGGTACTTCTATAAATAAAGGATTTATTTCATTCGTAAATCTACCCATAACACTTCCCAACTTCTCGAATGCTTCCACACATTCATTAACCGCGGCAGTCAATTCCTTAACGTTCTCTTTCGCTTCTTTTGTATCAACTTCTACCTTCACTGATAATGCGCTCTTTTGTTCACTCATTTTTCATCCTCCTTTATTAGCAACACTTTTATACAATTTGTTCTAATTCAATTTTTCCTTCTAAATAATAAATTAGATTCAATAACAATAATGCTTCTCCACTCTCCACACCGAGTTTATATTCAACTTCCTTTATCTTATCGGCGCATCCACTCTTAATCGCTTCTTCTCTTTTTACCACTGCTTCATATAGTTCCTTATTGTTCTTTTTAAGAACTTCATGAAGTACTTCCACAGTTAGAACTCGTTTCTTAGCCATCTTTTTTCATCCTCCTTCAAAATAAAAAAGCACCCGAATGGATGCTTTATGATTAATTATTTGTTTACACTTCAATTACGGTAAATGAAGTTTTATTCTTCTCCCAATTACCTAATGTCGTTATATTCATCTGCTGCAGCAATATTAAGTAACTGGAAGAAGAGCAAAAGCCCCTCTTCGCTTGAATAACATAAATTACAGTTGAATGCGAAATCAAGAAACAACTATTCATCCAATCTGCAACCATCGCCACCGGTCATGACGATCCATTTTCATTATCAGGAATTCTGTGAGAAATGTTTTCCGCCACTTCTCACAATACAAATATATCATGTTAAAAACCAAAACGTGTCCGTAAATAGTTCGCAAATAGTTCGCGTTTTTATTTATGCGTTTTTCCGCACCGTTTTTCAGTCCCTTTTTGCATAGTTTTGAACAAATATGTTCTTTAATCCTTAGAAATGAATTCACTATAAACCATAGAGTGTTGAATTGACCTATTCCGTTTTTTCCTAGAGTAACAAGGCT